AAATACCGTTCTGGATTGTCCTGCATTAGTTTAATAATGTCTGAACGACGATATATCTTCTTCGCTCGCTGTTCCCCAGTTCCTTTGGTACTACCTGTGGAGGCAGTCTTAACAGCGGCCTTCCTAGTTTGCTTCTCGGCAGCTACAGTCTTAGCTACGGCACCTTGACGTTCCTTCCAGTTAGTGAAGAGTTCGTCAGCAGCTTCGTAGTCATACTGCGCGTCTGCTTGAGCAAAGAGCTGTGTTCTAATCTTAGAGGCTTTAATCCAATCAACAAACTTTTGGTCTTGTACAATATCAGTCATGTCGGGATGACGTTTCTGAAGTTGTGTCAATGCAATAGTCCGTGCCTGTTCCTGTGTGGCAGCCTCAGCCTTCTTAATGGAAGGGTGATTAGCAATAGCTCTTTCGACAGCCTTGTCGGGGTCAGAGAAGAAATCAATATCTTCGTCTACAGTTTCTTGCTTTGGTGTAGTGGTGTCGAGTTGTGTCTGTATGTAACTATCAACGACTGAACGTAACTCCCCTACTTCTCCGCTTTGCTTCCCTAAGAGCTTCTCAGCTTCTTGGTGCATCCTTACAATCTCAGCGGTTGACTTTCCTTTGTACTTCTCGGGGATGTCCTCTTCTTGTGTTTCAGCTTCTTGGGTTTCTTCAGGAGTTGGCTCTTGTTGAGTTTCCTGTGTAATTTCCTCAAGGTTGCCTAGTTCTTCTTTGTCGTCTTCTTGACGCTCGTCTGGTAAAATTGTTGCCATTATTAAACTCCGTACCTTAGTATTATGGAGGTTTATATTATGTAAGGGTTCAACACACCTATGAATTTGCCTTACGTTCTTGTTGCAGTTTCTGCTCTCGTTTCTTGACCCAATTGTCGGAGTTAATACCATTCCGCTTTTCAGTCCAAGTCCCGAAGGTAGACAACTGCTTTACTGCTAGTAGACCACACTCATTGCAGTCTACTTCTTTAGTGTCGCTACTAACGAATCGTTCATTAGTATGTCCAGCTTCACATTTAAAATCAAACAGAGGCATCTTGTTCTTCAGCACCTAAGTTATCATATGCGTCCCGGACTTGCTCCTCTAAGTTTAGCAACGAAGCGATGACGTAAAGTTGTCCTTTCCTGTAGAAAAGGTCTTTATCATCCTTAGTTGCTTCTACTGAATTAATGCCTTGGGCGTTTGTAAGTAGGTCTTCCGTCAAAGTCTTCCAACCTTCAGTACGGAACATTGACAGCATATCTTCGTAGTATTTTTCTAGTTCTTTGTCTGTTGCATTCATTAACTGTTTCTCCTTAAAAGGACAGTTTGTTATAAGTTAAAGTACAAGTTAAAGTATACTCGACTGGGTATTCCCAATCCTTTAAAGTATACTATAGTATTATTATATCATACTTTTAAGCAAATGTCAAGAACTATTTTATCTTTTTTTACCTTTGTGCAGACCATGCTTGGCGTGTTGCTTGCCTTTAGCTGTGGCTTGTCGCTTCTTTTTGTTAGCTGCTGCTAGTTTCTTCTTACCGGCAGCGGTGGACTTCAGCTTGGCTATTGTGGCAGCCGGAGCGTATGCTTCGCCAGTTTCTGAGGATTTCTTACCACTAGCTGTACGCCACTTCTGCTTTGTCCACTTCTTCAAAGACTTCTGAGACTTTGCTAGTGCCATTACTTGTAACCTCCACCCTTAGCCTTGTATTCCTTGGCAAGCATCTGTGCCTTCCGTGCAGACCATTGTCCAGCCTTACCACCCTTAGTACCTGCCTTAATCTTGTTAAACAAGTTCTTACGCATGGTAGGCTTGGTGTAGTTACCTGCCTTATTGACTGTAGATTTTTTAGTAGCCACTTCGCACCTTCATCTTGTTTTTCTTTTTGTTAGTAGTCGAGCGTTGTCCACGCTTAGGCTTAGCAGGTGTTTTTGATTTGCTACAGCATTTACCTTTCTTCATCGTTACTTTCTCCTCGACTTAGCACCAGAGCATTTCCAGCGCTTGCGTGATAAGTTGTTAGGTGTATTAGGGTCATTCTGTTTCTTCTTAGGTAAGCGCTTCTTAATACCTAAACTACGAGCGCAGTAGCTATCTCCTTTGGAAGTGCCGGGTTTTACTCTAGCACCTCCGCCTTTGGCTTTACCTGCTTGCCCATAGCTTACCTTTTTACCGGAGGAAGTAACCTTAACCTTTGCTTTTCCCTTTCTTGGTGTTGCCACTTGCTTTCTCCTTATGAGAGTCTACATCTGAGTTTACTTTTTCTTCTAGCTTGTCAATACGTTTATTGACTTGCTCCAATGCCGCGAGTCTCTTGAATGTTTTGTCGAAGGCTTGGTTGACTTCCTCTAATGCCTTGTTGAACTGGTACTGTGTTATCATTAGATTTATTTCCTTTTTGTTCTTCCTTAACGGCTACTTCACGCTCTTTAAGCAATTGCTTGGAGATTTCAAGTCTACGCTTAAACTCTTTGTCATCCGCATCACCGGCATCTAGGTTAGCTGTTATAGCCTTAATACGGTCAATCTCAAGCTCCTGCGGTATAACCTGTGCTTCCGCAATAGCCTTAGCAGCACGTGCCTGAGACTCTTGAGCCTGTCCGTTAAGGGCAGCAGTCTGTGAAGCTTGGAACTGCAACTGGGCTTGCTGTGCAGCCTGTTGAGCCTGTTGTGCTTCTGGGTTAGGCTGGTTGGCTTGGTCAAGCTTGGCAATAAGTTCTTCACGGTTGGACAAGTTCATGTTCTCAACAATGGACTTAACCAACTCAGGATACATAGGAGTATCGGGTGACATAGTTTGTAGTAACTGTACAAGCTGTGTGACTTCATACTCACGGGCAATAATGCCTAGAGAGCTGGATACGTCAAACTTATAGTCAGCTACTGGGTACAACTCAGGCTCAAACTGCATGTAGCGGTGAGCAGCCTTGGTTACTAGAGGAATGATAAACGACTCTTGGAAGTTAATCAAGGTACGCTTATGACGCTTAATGATAGCGCCTAGGCTCATGGAAATGCCCGCTGCGGTGCTTTCTCCGTTGATACTACCTGCGATACCCGCTGAGTCAATAGCCCCTGTAGCGGTCTGTACCATCTGCTGTAGGGCACCTGCCTGTGCAAAGGTAATCTGACTGACCTGACCAAAGTTAAATGGCTGTAGTACTTCCGCTGGGTTACCGTTGGTTAGGATTACTTTACCCGGACGTACTTCAGGTCGTGCGCCTCGTGGCATACGGGAAGCGTCCATAGCAAGCATTGGGTGTACGGTAAGGGCAAGAGCGTCGATTCTAGCGCGTAGTTCTGCGTCTAACGCCTTCTGAGAGTTATACCCTTTCTCACATACACCTCGACCCCAGAAACGGCTAGGAACGACATCCCAAGGGAATGCAATAACAGGGCGGTCATTCATCATGTAGGGGTTCTTCTCAGCCTTCAGGAGAGTACCACCATCAGCAATAACAACGATAGCCTCAACGTAGTAGCTGTCATCTCCTTCCTCGTCCTCGGACAGCGTTACAGCTTCTTCCTCGGCGTCTGGGTCGGACATTGCTTCGTCCAACAAGTGACGTGGCACTAGACCATAGTACTTGGTAAGACGTACCTTGTCGTCATCATAAGTGGTTGTTAGCTCATGGTCAGGCTCTAGGTCAAAATCAGGAGCCGCTATGCCCACAGGCTCATCACGGTAGACACCCTGCTCTTGTAATTGTTCTACTTGGTGCTTGGAAACAAACTCATCGACAGCAACACCTAGAGCATTCTCTACGGATGTGGCTACGGGGTCGATAAGGAAGTTCTGAGGCATCACAGGGTTTAGCTTAACGCAGGTACGGTCTGTGATGTTGACACCAACAGCCATCAATTCACCGCCCATGACAGGCTGTGTGGCTGGTTTCATTTCCTTTTCCGTTGTAAGCTCAATCTCAGCAATACCAGTACCAAATACAGCAGCATTGATAAGACATTCAGCTACATTCTTACGGATTTTGTTACGTGCAAAGTCTGATTCAAGGCCATTACGCAGGACTTGTATGTCCATCTTCTCCGTATCGCCTTGGTCATCCTTAATATCAAACCATTTACCACGTCCAAAGGTAGCTTCCTCCAGTTCCGCTACGGAAGATTCCACAGCTTGCTGCAAAGCGGGGGAAATAATCTTGGAACGCTCTGATTGTCGTGTTTTGTCTTCAGCAGACCACTGACCACGCCACAAACGGTAGTATTCATCAAACTTTTGGGAGTAGTTAGCTTCAAAATAATCACGCCAGTCGGTGCATTTTGAGTCTACCCAGTCTTCCAGCCGCTGTAGTTGGAACTTTTCTTCTTCTTCTAACATAGTTTAATACCCTGAGTAATAGTCAGTAAATTCATATTCTTCCTCTTCGTAGTCCATTGCGTAGGCTACTTGTGCCAACTGGTCAATGTACGCTAAGGAATCAATCAAATCATCGTGTACTAGCTTGTTTGGGAACTGAAACAACTCATCTAGGAACTCCGTGTTCCATTCCCCTTTGTTAAGTGTTATGTTACCGTGTTCAAATCTACCCTGTAACGCCCAGACAATACGGTCAGTCTTCTTCTTGTTACCGTGGGTCAGTTCTTCGACCCTAAAAAACCTTTGGTTCTTCTTCATTAAATCGTTTAGGTACGGATATACAGCATTCTTCAATGCACCTTTCTCAATACCGACAGCTACGGGCTGGTAATCTCGGACTGCCTCAAAGATTTTTCTGGCGGTCTTTTCGACGCCCCAGCGCCCATGTATGATATTAGCAACCCACCAACCGTCAGTGTTCGCTTTAACCACCGAGATAGCCGTTTGGTCAAGTCTGCTTGTTTTAGTTGTTGCTTTTTCAACATCGGCAAATCCTGCTAAGTCAACTGCAATGTAGTATTGTCCTTCGTCCGGTTCTTCCTCACTAAAGACAACATGCTCCTCCTTAAACAACTCACTACCCTGTGCCTCGAAGGACGCCATAAACTCCTGACGGAAGGAGAAGGCAGACATGGAGTTCTTAGCTGCATTAATCTCTCCCGCATCCAACAGGGGGTTATCGTAGCTTGTAAAGTGATAACCTTGCCAATCCTTATCCTTAGACAAACTAGCGTACTGGTGCAAGTCGTAGAAGTGGTTACGTCCCATTGGCGTACCAATAAACAACGCATCACCCTTTAAATCCGCTAGGGCAGGTCTCAGGATTTGTTCCCAGACCTCCGGCTTCATATCAGCGTACTCATCCATCACGAGGTAGTAGAGGCTGACACCACGCATAGTTTCTGGTCTATCAGCACCTTTTAGGGCGATGGTAATACCGTTGACTAGCTTTATCTGTAGGTTGTTTACATGGCTGGACGAAATGACTGGATGACCTACTTCCAGTAAGGTTTGCCACATAATGTCCCTAGCCTGACCCTGTGTGGGGGCGACATAAAACACCTGACCACGTTTTGCTTCCAACGCTTTGACAATCAACTTCCAAGCAGCGTAACGAGACTTACCTGTACGACGACCCGCAGCTACAACCTGAAAACGCTTATTGTCCGTCCATACCTGCTGCTGCCACGGTAGGAGGGATATATTTAAGTCAGTCACTTATTTTTTGTCTGTGCTGTAACGACGACCCTCAAAGGTAAAAGTTTTCTGACCTTTAGCATTAGCTTCTTTAAAAGCTTTCCTAAACGCCGCACCGGACTTTGTTTTTTTACCGTAAGTAGGGAAATCTTTAGGGTTAGTACGACCGCCTGTTGCTTTAGGTTTATCTTCGCTCTTCTTTTTAGCCACTGAACCCAATGCTGTTAAACCCGCACCTACAGCCGCGCCTTTACGTTGACCACTTCGGTAAGTTCTCTGACCTTTGGTAGCGGGGGCGCTTTTCTTTTGACCCGCCTTCGGCTTAGTTACCATGTCTTTACCGTGCTTTTGAGCTTCTTTAACAGCTTTAGCTCCAAACTTTTTAATTGC